AAAGATAATATTTAACATAGGGCACCCTTCGGGGTGCTTTTCTAATGCAAAAAAATCAGGAGGTGGGGTTATGGTAAAACGATGGGAAAACATTGAAAGAGCAGATTTTTTAGGCGTGGGAGAATATGACATACCTACAATCGAGCCGGTTGAATTTTCTGGAAATACAAAGTTTATCCCATTTAACTATGCTGCCTCCTGCAAGAAGAGAGAAGATAAAAGCATTCATTTCTTCGTGGATGATTATCAATTTACCAGATTGTGGAATGATCCAGACAGGTATATGCCTATGCTTAGAGAATATCAGTATGTACTGACGCCAGATTTCAGCGTTTACACTGATTTTCCAAAGGCATTACAGATTTACAACCATTATCGGAAACACTGGATTGGAGCATATATGCAGATGCATGGAATTAATGTCATCCCGACAATCGCATGGAGTACACCGGATTCGTATGAATGGTGCTTTGACGGAGAGCCGACGCATGGGACAGTTGCGATATCCAGCGTTGGAACACAGAAAGATAAAATTGATAAAGAGTTATTCCTGAAAGGATACAAGGAGATGATCAGGCGGTTAGAGCCGGAAAGCATTATCTTTTACGGCAACGTACCGGAAGAGTGCAAAGGAAACATTATTAGAGTCAAAGCATTTCAGGAAAAATTCAGTGAGGCGAAGTGCGATGGGTGGTAGAGGATCGGCAAGCGGGAAGAGCGTAAAAGGGAAAGCATATGGAACAGAATACACCGCGCTATATACAACTGGAAATATTAAATATGTCAGATATAATGATTCAAAGTCTGCAAAGACGCCAATGGAAACTATGACGAAAGGAAGAGTGTATGTCACCGTAGACAATAGAGATAATTTGTCGGCTATAACATATTATGATAAAGCCAACAAACGAAATAAACAAATTGACCTGCAGCATTCACACAAAAATATGAAACCACATACACATCATGGATATTTACATAACGAAAAAGATAGTGCAAAAGGGGCTGCAAATTTGACAACAGAGGAAAAGCAAATGGTTGAGAGAGTTAAGAAAGCATGGTACAATAAAAAGGGCAAGTAGTATAGGGTGAGTACGCCTTGATAGAGGAGGCTCCGGTTGAAATCCGGACATTGCCAGAAGGGACTCAGCAATGAGTCTCTTTTTGTATGCAATAAATACCCAGGATCATTAGTTCAATGGTAGAACATTCGCCTCATAAGCGAAATGCCACAGGTTCGATTCCTGTATGATCCATTAAGAATAAACCAGAAGTGGAGGTGAGTCTGAGTGACTGAAAAGCAGAAAAGATTTTGTGATGAATATCTGATCGATTGTAATGCCACCCGGGCTTACAGAGAAGCATATCCTAATTGCAAGAAAAATAGTTCTGCGGATGCAGCGGCAAGAAAATTACTCGGAAATACTCGGATTCGGGAATACATCGAAAAAAGATTGGAAGAAAAAGAGGATGCTTTGGTTGCGAAGCAGGATGAAGTGCTTCAAACGCTGACCAGAGTTTTGCGCCGGCAGGAGATGGATACAGTGGTCGTTACCTGCAAAGAGCGTAGTAGCAGATATGACGAGAATGGCAAAAAGGTGATTATCGAGAAAGAAGTACCACAGCTGGTTCGGGTACCAACAAAGGTAAGTGATTTAAATAAAGCTGCAGAGCTGCTTGGAAAACGATATGCACTGTTTACGGATAAAGTCGAGACGGATGTTGATATGGATTTGAACATCACGATTGATTATGGAGATAATGACAATGAAGAAAGTTAATATTTTAGGAACGTTATATACGATATATTTTGATGCGCCAGATGAAAAACTTCCAGAGGGTTGTGATGGATGTATGGATCAGAGTATTCATCAGATTAGGATCGCGAAGTTAGAATCCAGTAGAAACTCTTTAAGGAATTTGAAAGAGTACAAGAAGAAGGTACTCAGGCATGAAATTATTCACGCGTTTCTGTACGAGTCTGGATTATGGAATAACAGTGGCGGTGCCGAAAGCTGGGGACGGAACGAGGAGATTACAGACTGGATTGCTATTCAGTCACCGAAACTTTTCAAAGCCTTTAAAGAAGCTGATTGCCTGTGAAAATAAATATTCAAGCTAATCCATGCTTTAAAGAGGTTGACCGCAGTAAAAAACGGTACATCGTGATGAAAGGTTCTGCCGGATCTGGAAAGAGCATGGACACGGCACAGAATTATATCATTCGTTTGATGAATGATCCGGGACGTAATCTTTTGTGTGTTCGAAAAGCTGATGTAACGAATAGAGATAGCACTTTTGCGGAATTGCAGAGTGTTATTTTTCGTATGTTCGGCGATCACCACAAGAAGTACTGGTATATTAACAGCTCCAACATGATCCTGGAATGTAAGAGCAATCACAATCAGATCATATTCCGAGGCGTCAATGATGAGAAGCAGAGAGAAAAGCTAAAATCAATCACGTTCAAGCGAGGAAAGCTTACGGATGTCTGGATAGAAGAAGCAACAGAGATTACGCAGTCAGATTTTGAGATCATAGACGACCGACTCAGAGGCGAGCTTCCGGAAGGGCAGTTCTATCAGATCCGGTTGACATTCAATCCGGTATCGGCGCATCACTGGATCAAGAAAGTGTTCTTTGATCGTGCCGATCCGGACGTACTGACGCATCAGTCCACCTATGAGAACAATCGTTTTATCGATGAAGCATACCACAGACGTATGCTTCGGCGTAAGGAAGTAGATCCGGAAGGTTATCGGGTGTATGGTCTGGGTGAATGGGGAGAGGTTGCCGGACTGATTCTTAAGAATTATGTTGTAGAAGAATTTGACCGTTCCCCGGAAAGATTCGATTACATGGTTAATGCACAGGACTTCGGATTCAACCATGCGGATTGCATTGGCGAGGTTGGCTTTAAAGACGGAGAACTGTTTCTGTGCCGGGAATTGTATGTGTATGAAATGGATACAGACGAGATTATCAGAGAAGCAGAAGGCAAATTCAGCAAGAAGCTCCGGATGTGGTGCGACTCCGCCGAGCCGGACCGAATCAAGATGTGGCAGAAAGCCGGATACCGGGCAAGGGGTGTCAATAAAGAGACGAACAGTGTCCATGCACAGATTGATTATTTAAAACAGCACAGGATTCACATCCATCCATCCTGTGTAAATACCATAAAGGAAATTCAGCAATGGAAGTGGAAGAAAGATGAGAAGACCAATACTTATCTGGAAGAGCCAGTTCCATTTTTTGATGATGCAATGGCTATGCTTCGTTATTCCATCGAGGAAGAGCGTAAAGTACGACCAAGATTGAACCGGAATGTGAAAGGAGGCATATAGGTGTACAGCTTATATAGATTACCGGCAACGGAAGAACTGACAGACAATAAACTAACAGAGTTCATAACGAAGCACAGTGCAGAGTGTTCTTTCCGCTATCAAAGATTAAAAGATGCATATGAGACAGATTATCCGATATTCCATGAGCCGCTTAAGCCGAAATGGAAGCCGGACAACCGTATTGCCGTGAATTTTGCGAAATATATGGTAGATACAATGAATGGGTTCTTTATCGGACATCCGATTAAGTTGCAGGTAGAAGACGGAAATGAGGATGTCCAGAAGTATATTGAGTTTGTGGATCAGTACAATGATCAAGACGATAACAATGCAGAACTTTCCAAGATATGCAGCATTTATGGCAGAGGGTACGAGATGTACTATGTGGACGAGCTTGGAAATATTGGTATCACGTATTTATCTCCAATGGATGCATTTATGATTTATGATGATTCCGTTCTGCAGCGGGAGCGGTTCTTCGTCCGCCTGTATATGGATTCTGACCAGGTCTTACACGGCAGCGTATCGGATGAAACAGAAGTGCGCTGGTTTGCCATGAAAGGAAAACTTATCTGGGAAGAAGAAAGCAAGATACATGGATTTGACGGCGTACCGGCTACAGAGTATTCGGAAAATAAAGAGCGCATCGGCATTTTCGAACCGGTATTTACGATGATTGACGCGTACAATAAAGCAATCAGCGAAAAAGCAAATGATGTAGATTACTTTGCGGATGCTTATTTGAAAGTACTTGGTTCTAAACTGGACAATGACGATGTGAAGCATATAAGGGATGACCGGATCATTAACTTCGATGGTGATACAGAGAAGCTGATCGTGGACTTTCTGCAGAAACCGAACGGTGATACAACGCAGGAGCATTTGATTGACCGGTTGGAGAAGCTGATATTTCAGATCAGTATGGTAGCAAATATCTCGGATGAAAACTTCGGGACAAGCTCCGGCATTGCAATGAAATATAAGCTGCAGGGAATGAGCAATCTGGAAAAGACTAAGGAAAGAAAGTTTACATCCGGCATGAACCGCAGATATCGCTTGATCTTTTCGAATCCCGTATCTGGTATGAGGAAAGATGACTGGGTAAAGATACATCCGCATTTCACACCGAACTTCCCGGCGAACCTGCAGGAAGAAGCGGAAATCGTAAAAAGTCTGGAAGGAATTGTCAGTCAGGAGACGCAGCTTAGTGTTCTGTCCATCGTAGATAATGTGCAGGATGAGATAGACAAAATCAATTCGGAACAGGAAGAGCTGACAGTTGATCCGGTAGTAGCTAAGATGTTTGACGGTGGAAGCGATGGTGATGTAATTGGCACAGAGCAATAATTACTGGCGCAGACGTGAAGAAGAGAACTTAAAAGCCAACAGGAAATCCGAAGCGGAATATGAGAAGGCGATCAATGATACATACAAATATATGCTGGATCAGATTCAGAAGGAAATCAACGGATTCTATGCGAAGTATGCAAGGGCAGAAGGGATAACCTTGTCAGAGGCAAAGCGAAGAGTATCAAACCTTGATATCGAGGAATATGGACGAAAAGCCGCGAGGTACGTCAAAACAAAGGATTTTTCCAAGCAGGCAAATGACGAGATGCGACTCTACAATGCAACGATGAAAATTAACAGGTTGGAACTTTTGAAAGCAAATATCGGTCTGGAGCTTGTAGCAGGATTTGATGAACTGCAGAAGTATTTTGAAGAAAAACTCACGAATCGAACAATGGATGAGTTCAAAAGACAGTCGGGAATCTTAGGAAGAACGGTGCAGAATAATGAAAAGGCAGCACATGCCATTGTAAATGCATCGTTCAAAAATGCCACGTATTCAGATCGTATCTGGATGTATCAAGGCATGCTCAAAGCAGAGTTGGACAGTCTTTTAAAAACAGGACTGATTCAGGGGAAGCATCCAACAGAGCTTGCAAGATATCTGCAGAAACGTTTCGGAGTCAGCGCCTATAATGCCAATCGGCTTATGGTGACAGAGCTCGCAAGAGTGCAGACAGAAGCGCAAAAACAGTCGTTTATCCGGAATGGATTTGCGCAGTATACATTTCTGGCGATTGGAACAGCCTGTGAAGCGTGCCGCGCATTGAATGAGAAACACTTCGATATCGATAAGATGATGCCAGGCGAGAATGCTCCGCCGATGCATCCAAACTGTCGGTGTTCGGTAGCGGCATATATGGACAGTGAAGAGTATGAGGAATGGCTTGAGACGTATAAAGAGCATGGAATGAGCTATGAGGAGTGGAAACAGAGAAATTCTGTTGCAAAGCCAGGTGAAAATGATATAATAAAATCAAGAAATATATCTGAAAGACGTATGGCTAATGGACTAAGAACAAGCCCATACCATATTTTGTCAGATGAAGAAATTAAAAGCGTGAAGAAGGCTGCAAAAGAACTAAATATACCAGAGAATATTTTGAGATTCAATCAAGGAAATCAAACTGGTTTTTCAGATAGAAAAGAAATAATAAACATTCGAGGAGACATACTTCCGGACAAATCATCAAATAATTTGAGAGATGTTTTATCGTCGAAAGCAGTGCTTGCACATGAATATTATGGACACTATAAAAATCATCCTTCACAGTTTAGAGTTGGTGATTGGCGTGATGAATTTAGAGCAAGTTATTGTGCTGCATTAAACGCCCCAAATTTAAGTGATGAAGAAAGAAGAATGTTAATGCTTGATGCGTATGATAGGGCGAGAGAAGCCGGAGTCAGCGTTAGGTACAATAAAAAAGCAAGGAGACTTATTTATGGTTACGATGAATGAGAATGATTATAAGGTGTTAGACGAAAAAATGAACAATCCAGATAAAAAAGTAATTTGCCCTCGTTGTGGAAATGAGATTATTTATGAAAAAAGAGGTAATTCTATAGCAGTTGAATGCAAGACCAAAGATTGTATTTATGGAGGAATTAGGGGATTTTAGTTACCACCAGTCGAGAGACCGGTGGTATTTTTGTACTCATTTTCAGAAAAGCAGGTGATGCATTTGATTGAAGTAACCGTCCGCAAGGATGAAATAAAGATATCCGGTCATGCGAATTATGCAGCATACGGGCAGGATATAATCTGCGCCGGAGTTACAGCTTTGGCACGAACACTGATCAAGTCCATCAAGGACTTAACCGAAGATAAAATGGAATATGAAATATCACCTGGATGGGTTGATATAAAATACGGGAATCCGTCAGAGAAAGCAAAGACTCTGGTGGATTCCTTTTTCATTGGGATCTGCATGATTGCCAATGAGTTTCCGGATTATGTCCGGATCGCGTAACTGATGTGACCGGGATGTCGTTAAACTACAACTATTCGATATGCAACGGTCTGGGCGACAAAGAATGGAACGGGGCGAAGAAAGGACGAATTATGAAACATATGAACAATGTGTATGCCGGTTGGAGAATTCCAATGGCGAACCTGCAGGTGTTTGCGGAAGGTGATGGAGACGATGGCGGAGCCGGAGACGGAAACGGTGATGGAGCCGGAACTGGAAGCAATGGTGCAGATGGAACAGTAACATTTGATGACTTTTTAAAAGGGGAAGGTAATCAGGCAGAGTTTGACCGGAGAGTCCAGAAGGCAGTCAACACCGCAGTGACCAATGCGCAGGCAAAGTGGAAGGCATTGACGGACGATAAGCTTTCAGAAGCTGAGAAGCTGGCACAGATGACCAAAGAAGAGAAAGCAGAATATAAGGCGAGCAAACTTGAAAAAGAACTGGAAGAGCTGAAACGTCAGAATGCCAGATCGGACATGGCGAAAACAGCGCGTAAAATGCTGGCAGATGAAGAAATCAATATTCCGGATGAACTTCTGGTAAATCTTGTTGCGGAAGATGCAGATGGCACAAAGAAAGCGGTTGAAGCATTTTCCAAGATGTATAAAGATGCAGTACAGGCTGCCGTAAAAGAGGCTTTAAAGGGAAATTCGCCAAAGGCCGGAACCGGAGGAAAGGGAACGATGACAAAGGAACAGATATTAGCGGTCAAGAATCCGACAGAGAGACAGAGGCTGATCGCTGAGAATCTGGAATTATTTCAGTAAGGAGAGTGTGAAATATGCATGATATTAGAAAATTAGGATTACAGGTGTTTGCAGCGCCGGATGGCATGACGGGAGAAGCACAGGTTCAGGTGAGGGCAAGAGAGATTGATTTTGTTACTTCTTTTGGTAAGAATCTGCAGGCATTACTGGATGTTATGGGCATTACCAGAATGATCAGAAAAGAAAACGGATCTGCGTTAAAAACGAAGACCGTAAAAGGCGAATTGAAATCCGGAGACGTAGGAGAGGGAGAAGAGATCCCAATGTCTCAGTACAAAGTAGAGGAAACTGTGTTCGATACAATTAAGATCGAGAAGTACAGAAAAGGTGTTTCCTTGGAAGCGATCGCTGAAAAGGGATACGAGGCAGCTGTACAGGATACAGATGAAGAGTTTAAATCTGACCTGCAGAATGTAGTTACAAGCAAATTTTACACTCAGTTAAAGGCGGGATCCTTAACCGGACATGAAACAGCTTGGCAGATGGCTGTTGCTATGGCTATCGGTAGAGTAGTGGCGAAGTTTCAGGATATGAAAAGAACAGCTACAGGTGTTGCTGTATGGGTAAATACTCTGGATGTGTATAAATACCTTGGAGCTGCTGACATCACTCTGCAGACAGCGTTTGGATTTAAGTATATGACAGATTTCCTTGGAGCAGACGTTGTGTTTATTACATCCGAGATTCCGCAGAATGTTGTAGTTGCGACACCGCTCAACAACCTTGCTGCATACTATGTTGATCCGGGAGATTCAGAGTTCGCAAGAGCCGGCCTTGCATTTACAACGGATGCGGAGACAGGCTTTATCGGATTCCATACAGAGGGCACTTACGGACGTATGATTTCTGATAACTTTGCAATCATGGGCTTACGTCTTTTCTGTGAATATCTGGATGCAATTGCTTATATTTCAGTCGGTAGCTCTGATACACAGACATTAGGAACGCTGGATGTAACATCAGAAGCTGGTTCAGGAGCAGGACTGACAAAGCTGTCTGTGAAAGAACAGTTGATGTCCCCGAGAAATAGCTGGAAATATAAGGATGCGGCATCTGCAACAAATGTAACCTGCGGAATGGATGTGAAGAACTGGTCTAAATGGGATGGAGTATCTGAGATTGCTTCAACTGCCTCTCATCACATCACTCTGGTTGAATGTGATCAGAATTACAAAGCCGTTCGTTCCGGTGATGTAGTTGTAAAAGTAGCAGAGTAAAGTTTGGAGGGAAAGGTTATGCTGGATAATCTGAAAGCATTGCTCGGTCTGCCGGAAGAGGATATAAGCCAGGACAAAAAGCTGCAGTTGATTTTAGATGCAGCAAAGAGCCGGCTGAAACTTTTGCTTGGCGGGATCGAACCTCCTGAAGAACTGAATTATATCATTCTGGACGTTGCAATCATACGATTCAACCGGATTGGATCAGAAGGGCTTTCTTCTCATACCGTAGAGGGAGAAAGCCTTTCCTGGTCTGATAATGATTTTGCCGGATATATGGATGATATCCGTTCATATCTGGACAGCCAGAAAGAGATAACGAAAGGCAAGGTGAGGTTTCTGTGAGATATGATACACCTATTTATATGCAGACAATCAGATCCGGAGATTACAATCCGGATACCGGCGATTATGAAGACGGACACGTTGATGAGGTTGAACAGATTGCATCTGTGATGGATACCGGAGCTGAGACAATGCAGTTAGTGTACGGTGGACTGAAACAGGGAAGCCTGACAGTCCACCTGCAGAATCATTACCATGATCCGTTTGACAGGATACGGATTGGAAAGAAGATTTATACAGTTGACATGAGCAGAAGACTGCGGACGAAGCAGTCTTTTGTCGTATCGGAGGTATTGTAGTGGCAGGAGTAAGGATAGACGGCTTTGACAAGCTGGAGGCAAAGCTTAAACGGAATATGAATCTTGGAGCAGTGCGAACAGTCGTAAGAAAGAACGGCGCAGATCTGCAGACCAAAGCACAAGAGAATGCGCCAGTGGGAACTCCACAAAGTACCGGAATACCGGGATACGTGGGAGGAACATTGAAGCGAAGCGTTGAACTGGATATTACAGACGGAGGTCTGACTGCGGAAGTAGAGCCTACGGCAGATTACGCAGCTTACGTTGAATACGGCACACGATTCATGGAAGCACAGCCTTATCTGAAGCCCGCTTACGATGAGCAGAAGAAGAAATTTGTCAAAGATTTAAATGAACTGGTGAGGTGAGAGAATGGATCCGCAGCAGGAAATATTCAGTGCACTGCTGATCGCGCTGAAAGAAAAATATAAGAATACAGGCATTGGTGTTTACGACACCTTCTTGCCGCCGGAAGGAACAGCGTATCCATTTGTATATCTCGGAGCAACAACGCAGTCGGATCAGAATATGAAGGATGCGGTGATCGGGAGCGTGAGCCAGACAGTCCATGTCTGGCATGATAACCCAAGAAAACGCGGAACAGTGTCGCAGATCATGCTGAGTATAAAAGAGTTGTGTCGGAGCTTGGAGCATACACGGAACTTTAGCTGGTCAGTGAAACTTGCTGAACAAAGGATCCTTCCGGACACCACTACGAAGCAGCCACTCTTGCACGGTGTGCTGGAGTTTGAATTTAGTTTTTCATGAAAGGATGATGAAAATGAGAAGGAAAGAAATGCAGGGATTGCAGGTATTTTCAGAAAGTAACACAGAGGCGGTACAGGGTAAAAAGATCATTTACTTATATCGTCTGTTAAAAGAAGCGGCAACAGAGAGTGCGAAAGGAATCGCATTTACGACAGAAAACGGACGTACCAAGTCCAAGGATGCAGATACGACTGCTACAAAAGATGGAACGATCCGTACACCGGGCGCACTGGAAGTTGAAATCACAGCGACCAGTATTCTGGCAAAAGGGGATACAACCATTGATAAGCTGGAAGAGGCGCTGGACAACGATGAACTTCTGGAGATTTGGGAAGTGAATCTGCTTGAAAAGGGTACGTCTTCAGATGCAGAGAAATTCAAAGCAAAGTACTTCCAGGGATATCTTACAGAACTGGAATATACATCCAATGCGGAAGACAATGTGGAAGTGTCGCTTACATTTGGATGCAATGGAAAAGGCGAGGACGGTTATGCTACCGTAACAAAAGAACAGCAGGAACTTGCAAATTATGTATTTGCAGACACCCAGAAGACAGGTTCGTAATATATACGAGTAATATGCATGGGTAAGATAACATACATGAGGATACACATTGCGGTATCCTCATTTTTCACGAAAGGAGTAAGACAATGGAAGAATTAGTAATCAATGGGCAGACATATGTGTTTAAGTTTGGCATCGGCTTTTTAAGAGATATGAATAAAATGATCGCAGTTCCGGTGAAAGAAGTTCCGGGCATGAAAAAGGACGTTGGATTCAATTATTATGCGGCAGAGATGCTCGGCGGTGACGTGGAAGCACTTGTGATGATTCTAAACACAGCGAACAAGGGACAGAATCCGCGCATCACACCGGCGGCTCTGGAAGCATACGTGGAAGATCCGGATACAGATATCGATGAACTGTTTGATATGGTGAAGGATTTTTTATTAGGAGCCAATGTTACGAAGAAAGCAACGAGATTCCTCGTGGAACAGGTGGAGAAGGAACTGGCGGAAGCCGAGACGCAGAATTAGAAGATTTTGGAGAAAAGTATAAGGAGATCGCATTAAACTGTTTTCGCTATCTGGGAATGAAAAGCCTCGAGGAAGTAAATAAGCTGACGATCCCTGAATACAACCTGTTAATGAAATCCGTTGAACTAAGAAGAGTGGATGAAGAGTACCGGCTGCATTTACAGGCATTTCTTAACTTCAAAGCGAAGGCGAAGAAGAAAGCCGGAAAAGACAAACTGCGACCGGTATATGCGAACTTTAAGAAGTTCTTCGATTACGAAAAAGAAGTGAACCGTGTTCTCGGAAAAAATAAGACGGACAGTCGTTTTGTGGGAATCGGTAAGCTTCTGAAAAAACAGTAGGAGGTGCAATATGGCTGAAAGTTATTCAGTAAAGGCGATACTGTCTGCGAGTGATCGTGGATTTTCGTCTGCGTTCAAAAGCGCGCAAAGCAGTGCGGAACGTTTAAAAAGTACATTGACTTCCGGTCTGGGTTTTGGGATCATGACCGGGATCGGTCAGAAAGCATTCTCTGCAATAACGAGTGGAATATCCGGAGTGACAGGGGAGTTAAATGAATCATCTGCGGCATGGAAGACATTTAACGGAAATATGCAGATGATCGGAAAAGGGACAAAATCCATCACGAAGACAAGAGATGAATTACAGGATTTTGCTACAAAGACAATCTATTCAGCCTCGGATATGGCAACGACTTACAGTCAGTTAGCGGCTGTTGGAACAAAGAATTGTACAAAACTTGTAAAAGGCTTCGGTGGATTAGCTGCGGCTTCTGAAAATCCGACACAGGCAATGAAGACATTAAGCCAGCAGGCAACACAGGCAGCTGCAAAGCCAACGATCCAGTGGATGGACTTTAAATTGATGCTGGAACAGACACCGGCAGGTATTGCGGCTGTTGCTAAAGGCATGGGAAAAACGACATCACAGCTTGTGCAGGATGTGCAGGATGGGAAAGTTAAGACAGAAGATTTCTTTAATGCGATAGCAAAGGTCGGAACAAGCAAGTCCTTTACTAAACTTGCCACGTCGTACAAGACAGCAGGGCAGGCTATGGACGGTTTGAAGGAAACGCTTGGTGTAAAGCTGATGCCGACTTTTAATAAGGCATCCGATGTTGCGATTTCCGGTATTGAAAAAGTAATTGGACGTTTGGATAAAGTAGATCCGGACGGGCTGGCAAAGAAAGTAGAATCTGCGGTATCGGTTGTATCTCCGTACTGGAAAGCATTTTCAGATGCAACTTCCAAAGCCGGAAAAGCAATCATAAATGCTGTGTCGGCTGTTGGAAAATCTTTTGGTGGACTGGCACAGAAAAAGAGCAGTCTGGATACATTTACAAGTGTGGTAAGTGGCATATCAGATGCGATTGCGCATTTTGCACAGATTGTAGCGGATCACTCAGATGAAATAGCTTCTGCAGCGCCAAAGATCCTGAAGCTTCTTTTGGCAATAAAAGGATTTAAAATCATTCAATCGCTTGTTCCGGGAGTCACTACATTTGCAGGTGCGCTTCTGAAAATAGGAGGAAAGGGAATTGCGGCATTAGCTGGTAAGTTATTCGGTGTTGTAGCAGGAGAGAAAGCTGTAGGAACGGCAAGCAAGGAGTCTTTCGGAAGCCTTGTTCAGTCTGCTACGGCATTCCTGAAAATGGGAGCCGGAATCGCACTGATCGCAGCCGGATTTGCATTGCTTACATTTTCTGCTATTAATCTTGCAAAAGCTGGTCCTTTAGCTGCAGGTGTCATGCTTGGAATGGTTGTTGCAATCGGCGGGCTGCTGGTCGTCGCGAAAGAAGTTGCACCGACTTTAACTGCAGGGGCAGCCGGATTCATAGCCTTTGGAGCGGCAGTTGTTCTGGCTGGTGCAGGGATGTTATTGCTTACAACAGCAGCAACGAATCTGGCATCTGCCGGACCGGCGGCAATTGGTGTGATGGTTGGCATGGTAGCAGCGGTTGCCTTGCTTGCAGCAGGAGCAGCGGTTCTGGCGCCGGCACTTACCGTTGGAGCAGTTGGTTTTATTGCCTTTGGAGCAGCGATTGTTCTGGCAGCAACAGGTGCATTGATAGCAGGAGCAGCACTTAAGATTGTTGTTGGTGTCCTGCCGGCAGTTGTCCAGTATGGAGCGGCAGGAGCGGTATCCATCGCAGCACTTGGTGCGGCTATGCTTGTATTTGGCACGGGCGCATCGGTTGCCGGAGCGGGATGCATTGTGCTTGGAGCAGGGCTTGTAGTAGTCGGAGCCGGTGCGACAGTTGCCGGAGCAGGACTTTTGGTACTCGGCACAGCGGTTCTTGTAGCGAGTGCAGGATTTACCGTGATTGGCAATACGATTACTAAAGTCGTGGATGCGATCAGCGGTGGTCTTACCAGTGTGCTGAATGGAATTGCCAAAGTGATCAATTCGGTTGGAACATCTGCAAAGAATGCTGGACAGGGATTTAAGAGTGTGGCAAGTGGGATTAAGACGATCTCAGGGTTGTCAATCGGATCCATAGCAAAATCTCTCGGAGCAGTGTCAATCGGACTCGGAAAAATATCCAAAAAAGGAGCAGGCGTAGGACAGGCGGCAAGCGGGTTGAAAACGCTGGCGTCAGCATCTGTATCTGTAAATGCAAGTTTCGGGACGATGGGAGCAGTGGCGGCAAGTTCTCTGTCCGCCGTCAGCAAGTCCATGAGCAAGGTAGCTTCTACAGCGAAATCCGCAGGTAGAAATGCGGGAAGTGGTTATGCATCTGCACTACGCAGTGGTCTTAGCAAAGCTGCATCCGCAGCATCGAAGGCAGCTACAAGTGTAAATACGCGATTGCGGTCCGGGCGCTCCGGTGCATACAGTGCCGGTTCTTATGTCAGTCAGGGCTTCGCAAGTGGAATGAGTTCCTGCCTTGGACAGATTGAAGCGGCGGCATCCAGAATGGTTTCGGCTGCGGACACAGCTATCCGGGCAAAAGCGAAGATCCACAGCCCTTCCAAACTCACGAAGAAGCATGGTGGATACATGAGTTTGGGATTTGGAAACGGAATTCTGAGCAAGATCAGTGAGGCGACAAAAGCGGCTAAGAAACTCGTGAGCGAGACAATGAAAGTATTTAAAACTGCGAAGAACAAAGGAAATTATGAGTCGCTTGGTGAAAAACTCAGTGATAAGTTCAAATCGCAGATGGAGAAGAGACGGGACAGTGCACTTAAGTCGGTCAAGAATATGATCAATGCGTATGTGAAGCCACTGAAAAAGCATAATAAGAAGGCTTCCAGCAAGTATACGAAAGCCGGACGCTATCTGAACAGTGCATTTTCAAAATCATATAAAGCTGAAGTGAAGAAGCTGATCAAGACAGCAGATTCCACATTTGATAAGCTTGGGAAGAAGTATCAGAAGAAATACGATGCAATTATCGATGCCAGAAAGTCCTTTATGGAGAACCTTGGAAATATCAGCAGTCTCTACACGGCGGATGATTATGGGAATATCGCATTGAAAGATTTTAATGTCGGCACAAAACAGATCAACGCTTATGCAAAGAATCTGGAAAAGCTGAAAAAGATTTTACCGGATGGATTGATGGAAGAAATTCTCGGACTCAGCACGGCAGAAGGTCTGGCTTATACGAATAATCTGCTTAAGATGTCTACGAAAGACCTGAAAGCTTATGGTGCAAGCTATACAAAGTTCCAGAACGCTGCAAAGAAAACAGCAACGAATTACTATGCACCGAAATTAAGTAGTCTTAAGAAGGATTTCTCTGCACAGGTGACGAAAGAAGCGAAGGCACTGAAAAAACGTATGACCACGATTGGCGCAAATGCGATGAGTGGATTTGTATCAGGAATGTCATCCAAGAAAAAGAGTCTGAGCAAGGAAAGCCGGATACTGGCAAATGAAGTGATTAAAGCATTCCGGAAGAAACTTAAGATTCACAGTCCGTCAAGGGTATTCGCTTCTCTGGCGACTTATACGGCAAAAGGATACATAAACCAGTTGGAGTCCATGCGGCATAAGATTGCCGATGTAGCGCAAAGCATCGTGACGATTCCGGATGTTGCATCTCCGAAGCTTGCAGGTGATTACACTGGCGATCTATCAACAGAGTATGAATATTACAGCAATGCGAAGTATACGATTGTTGTTCCGGTAGAAGTGGATGGACGTGAGGTGGCGAGAACGACTGCGCCGTATATGCAGAGCGAACTGGATTCGAGACAGAGCCGCGAGAACAGACGGCGTGGAAGGAAATAAGGAGGCAGTATGTATAGTTTTGTAGATACGACAGATTTTCAGGTGGGACGTGATGTCCCATCTGAAGCTTTGATGATAAATGGAACATTGATCGAGGATGAAATTCCGGAGTATCGGACACTGTATGTCTCCGGACGGGAATTGTTAGAAACAGAAGTTGCTACGCTGGACAGCGCCGTGAATGACGGCACAAGATACCAGAGTAAAAGATATCCGGAACGAACGATTACTGTGACGTTTCAATTGATTGCCGGAAGTAATGCGCGTTTTCGCACGGCATTTAATGAGCTGAATGCACTCCTGAATGTAGAAGAGGCACAATTAATCTTCATGGATGAACCCGACAAGTATTATATCGGAACAATGGAATCGGTGGATGATATCGAGCCGGGGAAGAATGCCGTGACGGGTTCATTCAGTTTTAAATGTTCTGATCCATTTAAGTATTCCGTGAAAGAATACGAGGTAGAGCCGACAGATAATGCATTTGTGTTTGAATACGGCGGTACATATCGGGCATTTCCAAAGTTTGAAGTTGATTTTTACAATGATGAAAGCGGCGAAGAGAACGACAATGGAAGATGCGGTTATGTAGCTTTCTTCGATGATGAAGAACACATATTACAATTTGGCAATCCAGAGGAATTGTCGGAAGAGCAGATCGAGGTCGTTGAGCAGGAAACCAATACTTATCAGGTTCCTACAACGAAGGTGATGATTAATCATTCATTCAAGAAATCATCCGCATGGAATACATTAAAGACGAAATATAAAAATAACAGTGGAGTGCTGTATGGAACAGTGACACAAAATGGAACGATGGGAGAGAAACATTCGCAGAATTCTACGAGTGAGGGAACGTATTATCTTACAGCATCAAGTTATGGATCGGGTTCCGGATGGCACGGTGCTGTAACGACATATTCTCTTTCGGAATCTGCTACAGATTTCCAGATGCAGTACGCACAGAAGATGTGCGTGGATAGTACGAGTGCAGGAAAGAGGCAGAAAGGGCGTTTTCAGATGATATTATCGGATGCGTCCGGGAAAATTGTAGCGGGCGTTGACATTTACAAGTCCGGTGACGGAACGAAAGGAAAGTACCGGATGATCGTGGATGGCAAGATCCGGAAAGAAGCAGAGATAGATCTGTCATTGCACAACAAGAGATTTGGAGAAAACCGCGCAGAGAATAAGAAGAAAAAAATAACAGCCATTAAGACTGCGAAGTCATCCTGCATTACAAAGAAAGGTTCAAGAATTTCATTTGATCTCGGCGGGATAAAAGCAAGCTTTACGGTGGAGGGCGTAGCGGCGAAATCCGTAAGCAAGATCACTGCCGGTTTTTTCCAGAAGAGCACGGCGGCAGCCATGAAATACAATGGAATGTATGAAATGAAGTTAGTGAAGAACTATAAGAAGACGGTGACGGAGACTATAGATAAGATCGTGCTGGAATGGCACGATGTACAGAATAAATTCAATGCAAACGATGTCCTTTCGATTGACTGCGCAGGTGCATCCGTAAAGCTGAACGAACTGGACAGGCAGGATCTTGGAGCACTCGGCAATAGCTGGGAAGAATTTTACCTGATGCCTGGTGTGAACCAGATCGGGTTTAGCTGGTCAGAGTGGGTAGAAGAGGCATATGCGCCGACATTTAAATTGAAATACAGGGAGGTCTTTTTATGATCGTGTATTTTGCTGACCGTCATATGAACATATTAGGGAATGCAAGCACAACGCTCCCGGAAGGCTTGCTGATTGTTGACGACGAAAAAACAGAAGAGATAGAAGCGGGTGTATCGGTTCTGGAACTGCATATTGCATACGATGCGCTTACGAGAAAAGAAGTGGAAAGATGTGCTGCAGTAGGAAATTATTTACTGTACCAGAGTGGTGATGAAAAATCTTTTTATACGATCATTGAGACGGAAGCAGATACAAAAAGCAGAGAAGTTATGGTTTATGCAGAAGATGCTGGACTGGATCTGCTGAATGAAATAGCACTTCCGTACACTGCGGATAAGGCATATGAGATCGAGCATTATGTGAATAAATTCGTAGAAGACAGCGGTTTTGAGATCGGACTTAACGAGGTATCAGGAGCAAAAAAACTTGCCTGGAATGACGAACAGACCGTGACGGAGCGGATATTAGATGTTGCCGGAGAGTTTGATGCGGAAATCGCCTTTTCTTTTGATGTAGAAGGAATGGCTGTAAAGCATAAGTATATTGATATTTACCAGAAGCGGGGGCAGGATGCAGGAGTACAGCTTCATTTGGACCGTGATATCGACAGGATGGTAACGAAGAAATCAATTGCGAATCTTGCCACAGCATTGCTGCCATATGGATCCACACCAGAGGACAGCGATATTGCAATCAATCTGAGGGACTACAAGTACGATGACGGAGATTTTTACATTGATGGGAATCTTCTGAAATCCAGAACGGCATGGCAGAAGTGGAGCCGTTTTTTCGCAGACGGGCAGGGCGAAGGAGATATTGTAAAAACGTTTAATTTTGATACGGTAAGCCAGGAGCTTTTATGCAAGAAAGCGATAGAAGAGCTGAAGAAGATCCGAGAACCGGAAGTGAACTATGAGATTGATGTACTTGAACTGCCAAAGGGTACAAAAATTGGAGATACTGTAAATATTGTGGATGAATCCGGTGAAGTTTATTTTTCGGCAAGGATATTAAAAACAGAGATTTCAGAAACGGGCAGAAGCGTCAGCGTCACTATTGGAGATTATCTGATCAAAGATAACGGAATCTCGCAGCAGGTGCAGGATCTGGCAGGAAACTTTAAAAATCTGGCAGCCAATCGAACACTGTATACATGGACTGCTTACGCAGACGATGAATATGGTTCCGGCATTTCCTTGGATCCTTCCGGAAAATCATATCTCGGAACACGCACGAACCAGACTGTGAGAGATCCGGATATTTCCAATCCAGAACTGTATAAATGGGTGAGGGTAAAAGGGGAAGAAGGAGAAGCGGCAGTATTGCTTCACATAGAATCCTCGAGGGGCAGTGTATTTAAGAATAATGCAGTGTCAACGGTATTATCGGTTGTTATATATCACGGAAAGGAGCGGATAGAAGATGCAGAGACTCTGAGAAAGACATTTGGAAGCGGTGCATATATCCAGTGGAAATGGCAGCGCTTAGAGGAAGAGACTTATGGAATTATCTCTTCCGGCGATCCAAGAATCAGAAACGATGGATTTTCATTTGCATTATCACCAGATGATGTAGATGTAAAGGTAACTTTTTTATGTGAATTAATTGTTTAAAAACGAGGAGGATAATATTATGGCAATTAAAGCTGCAGATCAAATGACAATTTTAGATGTTACGGATGCGTATTCGGTAATGCTGACTTCGGAAGCATACACATTTATCGGAAATACCAGCGGTGCGACTCCCGGGCAGACGTGTTCTACAGAAGCAGTTGCATTCTGTGGAACAAATCAGTGCGCTTCACTGACGGTAGTGGCAGCAGAGATTACATGCCCGACCGGAATTAGTGCCACAGTAGAAAACAGTGGTACATCCAGAGTTAAAATTACATTTAAAACAACAGCAACGATCAGTGCTGCCTGTGAGGCAACGATCCCGGTTCATGTAGACGGTATTACGGTAAATAAGAAGTTTTCGTTTGCAGTTGCGAAGACAGGTGCAACAGGCGCAGCCGGAAGAGGCATTAAGGGTGAGCCGGTGGCAGAATATGTAGGATCTGCTTCTAATACAACAGTTCCGACAAGTGGATGGTCCACAACTATTCCACCGGTAACGCAGGGGCAGTATTTATGGACAAGAGTTACAACTACCTATACAGACAATACAACTTCTGTAAGCTATAGTGTAGCAAAGCAGGGCTCTACAGGTGCAACCGGAACAACAGGTTCCCAATGGTATTCAGGTACGGGCATTACAGGAACATCAACGACTGCGACAATTTTCTCTGGATCAGGTGTAGCAAATGCCCGTGTTAATGATATGTATCTCAATACATCTACTGGTAATACCTATAAGTGTACAGTTGCAGGTGCCGCGTCTGCTGCTAAATGGGTTTATGCCGGAAACATTAAAGGTATTCAGGGTGACAAAGGAAATACTGGAGCTACAGGCAATGGTGTTTCAAAAGCAGAAATTAGTTATGCTTCATCTTCATCTAATACATCTGCACCGACCAGTGTATGGCAGTCCACACCACCATCGGTAGCGGCCGGAAACTATCTTTGGACGAAGACGGTATTTACTTATACAAATGGATCTACCTCTGATCCGCAGTATAGCGTGGCAAAACAGGGCTCCACAGGTGCGGCGGGAGCAGATGCGATCAGTTTGACAATCACTTCATCTAATGGAACAGTATTTAAAAACAATTCCGGTTCGACAGTGCTTACAGCCCATGTCTGGAAAGGCTCGGTAGAGCAGAGCATTACAGATGCAGGAGTTTGTGGATCACTTGGCTCAATCAAATGGTATAAAACGGGAAGCGACACAGCAATTGCAACAGCTAAAACACTGACAATATCGGCAACGGATGTAACAAATGCACAGGCGTATACATGCCAGCTTGAAGGATAATAAGGGAGGTATTCGGTGATGGATGTAAAAGCTAAAGCTGAAATAACAATTTCCAGAATTATAGACATCGACAAAGTAACAAGATATTACTTACTACAGTCTTCCACAGCCACAGCACCATCGAAACCGACTGCGAATCCTCCGGGTGGAAACTGGAAAACAACAGAGCCGTCGTATACATCTGGTTCTACGAATACATTATATTTTGTAGATTTAACAGTGATGACGAACGGCTCTTTTAGTTATTCTGCAGTAAGTAAATCAAGCAGTTATGAAGCGGCTAAGGAAGCATGGAACAAGGCTAATAACGCACAGAATACAGCTGATAATGCGAATGGAAAGATTGATGATTTGCAGATTGGCGGTAGGAATTTACTGTTATATTCAGCGAATTTAAAAAACGGATATTATACAAACACTTATGGTACCGCTGATGAAACGTTTAAAGGTTGTTCTGTTCTTAAAGTAAATCATGCATGGCAGGGTATTCGACCATATTTTAACAAACATATTACTGAACGGAACGTTATTAAAGCAGGGGATGTCTTAACATATAGTGTGTACGCCAAAACGGATGATACTAAAGAAATTGATATAATAATGCTTAATCGTACAATGGATAATAACACCGGTCAAGGTACTATCAGAGGAAATCAGGGAAGACTAAAATTATCAAATGATTGGAAATTATACTCTATTACATTTAAAGTTACAGAATCAATGTTAAGTATTGACAAAGGTCTCTCTTGGTTTGGTTATGAGTCATCTGAGAGTACTTCATCTGGAAAGTATGTATATTTCGCATGTCCAAAACTTGAAAATAGTAACAAACCAACGGACTACACGCCAGCACCAGAGGATACTGAAGAAAAGATAGAAACAGCAAGCAAGGATGCTGCAAAAACAGCAACGAATTATCTTAAAGGTTCAGAAGATGGTCTAGTTGTTGGAAATATGGAAGCGGATACATTAGGAGCAAATGTAAAGGTAGATTCTGATTCTATGGAAATTCGAAACGGAGATACGGTGCTGGCGAAGTATGCGGCAGATAAAGTGGAGCTGGGGAAGAATAGTAAAGATGCTGTGGTGGAAATGTGTGGTGGAACAACATCGATTGTATCTTCTATACAGGAAAAAGATGGAGAAAGCGTAACATTTTCAAAAATAAAGGGAGCAGATGGAGTTGAAATTGATGCAGCTTCACATCTGAATATGTCCGGACCTGTAGCAATAAATCTTGATTCTACTAATTATTACGAAAATGACAATGGAATGGATACATCAGCATCAATACTTTCCTTGATGAGCCCAGAGGTTAATGCGGAAAATGATGCAGTAACTTTTCTTGAGTATCTGACAGAATATTACGGCACATCAGGGACGGGAGTTGGTAAGCAGATACAAAACTATATAGGTGTATTGGATTCTGGAATTTTATTGAGATCGCAAATCAGTCATCAGGGAGTCATGAGTGAGAATGATAAGATTGCGCTATTATTAAATAATGCAGATGGGCGTTTGCATGTCTACTCGAATGACGTGACTATTATTTCGCATAATTCAACTGGTAATGCCATAGGTGTTGGAGTTGGAACCGGAGGAGTAAACCGAGGGCTCCATGATGAAGTAGCCGGAAAATGGCAGTTGTATTCAGATGAGACAGATCTGTACTTGGGACCGCCGACCAGAGATACCTTTAAACCATATTACACAAAAGGCGATAAAATTCCATGTGAGATCAGCACTGGTGGTTACGTTAGCGGTGGCGGTAAACAGGTTATATTTTCAGTCCCATTGTCCAAGCCGCTTGTAGGAGTATCGGCAGTAACGGCAACTACGAACAATGGTTTCCGAGGAAGACAGGGCGGTAAATATACGCACGGTTCATCTGCGAGTACGTTTGTAAAGCCAGCTTCGTATTCATGCTATGTCAGAGAGTCATGGATAGAAGTAAGGATGACGATCAACAGCACAACTAACGTCACCAATAATGATGCCATTGGCATTGCATGGTCAGGATATTTAACATTTTCATAGGAGAATTTTACATGAACACCCCAAGAGCAAGACCGTAACGGTCTTATTTTATTTGCATAATTTAAGGAAAGCAGGAATAGAAAGTGAAAGAAATCATCTTACAGACATATGGAATCGTTCTGTCGATCGTGCTTGGGTATATCGTCTGGCTTTTGAAGGAGCAGAAGAAGAGACAGCAGAAGGATGCCATAGAGCGAAATAAGCGTATCGCTGACGAGAATGAGAAACGGGATGCAAACAGTGCCGGTACGATGCTGCTTCTTCGGGTGCAGCTAATCGAGTACCACGACAGGTATATGAAGATCGGTTCTATTCCGTCCTATGCTTATGAGAACTTCTGCCAGATGTACGAAGCGTATCACAGGCTTGGCGGAAATGGCATGGTTGAAAAAATGCATGAAGAGATCCAGGAATTACATTTGAAACGAAAAGGAGATTAGATTATGGGAAAAGCAATGAGCGCAGAGCTTCTTCTGCAGTATATCAGTTACCTGTTGACCGGAATCGGCGTATTGGCATTTCTGGTCAGTGTGATCGTGCAGGCAGTGAAAGAGATGCCGGCATTTAAGAAGATACAGACCAGTGTTGTAGCACTGGCGGTATCACTGATCCTAACGCCAATCAGTGTGATCGTCTTGTGTAATTATTACCGGATTGTGATTGAATGGTATTATATTTTCGCAGCAATCGTGGCTGCTTTTATTGTATATCTGGTAAGTACAGGCGGATGGGAACGAGTCGCGGGGATTTGGAATCGGAGTAAATATAAGAAATAAGGATGCTTAGAAAGGAAGGTTATCATGGCAAAATACAACATACACGCAGGACACTGCCCACAGGGCAAAGGTGCTTCCGGGGCAGTAGGGTATTTGAAGGAGTCCATAGAGGATAGAAAAGTGAAAGGCGAAGTGATTCGGCTCCTGCGGGCAGCAGGGCACACGGTATACGACTGCACCTGCGATAAGAAGACGGACCAGAACGGTTGTCTTAGATATATCGTAGCAAAATGCAATGCGCACACAGTAGCGCGGGATGTCAGCATCCACTTAAATTCCGGTGGCGGTACCGGAGTGGAAGTTTTGGTTGTATCAAAAAATTCCAAAGCATACAAAGAAGCAACGCGGATTTCGGCGAAGATTGCCAGAGCATTAGGTATTCGCGACCGTGGCGTGAAGATCCGTCCGGAGCTTTATGTTCTCCGGCACACGAACGCGCCGGCACTTCTGGTGGAGTGTTGCTTTGTTGACAATAAAACCGATTATCATGCATGGGATTATAAGAAATGCGCCAGAGCGATTGCGGAAGGTCTGATCGGAAAGAAGATAGAAGAGAAGCCGGCAGCGAAGAAAGCTGCGGATAAATCTTTCAAAGTAAAGACCAAACAGGCACTTAATATTTACAAGAGTCCCGGCAAAGATTACACTGGAAAGAAAGCACCGGAATCGGTCTATACGATCACGGAAACGAAGACCGTGGAGAAGATGCCGTATGGCAGATTGAGGTCCAGCGAGGGCTGGATTAAGATATCCAGTAAATACGCAGAAACGCTGTAAAAACGCATTATAATAAGGAGGAAAAATAAGCGAGAACGTTTTTGGGCGTGTTCTTGCGCCCATAAATGTTGTCGCTAATGAAAAAGCCCCTAAATACGCGGGATTCGGGGCTTTAAATTCAGTGTAAAAGTAGGATTATCCTTATCTCCCTTACGATTTCGCTTCGTTTTCGTGTATTCGACACTTTCCAGGAGCATTTTCAGAGCTTTGTTCCGGTCCTGGACGGATAAGTCCCAGTAGCAGGAGAGAAGTTCCTTGCAGGAAGGAATGAAGTTCTCTATGTTTGCTATTTTCTCTTTTTCATATTCCAGATCTTTTTTTAGAATTTCTATATGTGCTTCCGATTCTTTGATACGTTTCTGTAATTCGTGGGAACGTTCCAGAAAGATCTCAGTGGTGTAGACTCCCTGTTCCAACAGATCGTATAAGTTTCCATTTTGTTTTAGTAATAAATCGCGATTGCTGACAGCGGAAGAGAGAAGCTGTTCTTTTTCCGGAATTTTGTTCTCAACTTCCAGAGTCGGATCTAACTGGTAGCCAGCTACCCAGTCGGACAACGCCTGTATGAGTTCCCGTTCTACCAGATCAAGCGTTGAGCCGATGGTGGGACAGCCTCTGGTGTTACACATTAAAACGTCATATGGACATCTTCCGGAAGAGCCGTCCCTGGAAGCCGGTCTTCTCTGCATTTTTTTTCCGCAGCAGGAGCAGACCAGGATTCCGGCGAGTGGGTTTTTAATTCCATAGGATTCCGGCAGCTTATGAGAGTTTTTGGCAAGATATTCCTGCGCTTCGAGGAATACATCATGATCAATCAATCGTGGCTGCAGTCCTGGAGCAGTGAAATCGTAATCACTGTGAGGACGCACCTTACTGACAGAACCGTTCTGGACTTGCTTTATAACCTTTCTTCGCCCAATGCCGACTCGCTGATCATTGACAACGTTCCTCAAGATTCCCATAACGCTGCATTCCAGCCAGGTGTCTCCGTTCCTTGGCTTGATTCCCCGGTTGTCCAGATATCTGCAGATGTGGGTAATTCCGATGCGATCGGGACCAGTATAGAGCCGGAAGATAAGTTTCACGACCGGAGCTTCATCCGGATCCGGAGCGAGAACCCATCCACGCCCATGTTCGAGCTTCACGCGCTGCCAGCCGTAGGGTGCCTGATTGAACGGCCATTTTCCTTCCTTCACGGCAGCAGTCACACCGGCACGCATCCGACGGCGGATTGTCTTGTATTCCCTCCGGCTCATGAAGAGTCCGAACTCAAAGTATTCTTCGTCAAATTCATTATTTGGATTATAGGTCTTTGTTGGAGTGATGATCTTCGTTCCGGAATACTGGAAAGCTCTTTGAACAATTCCCTGATCGACAGTATCACCTCTCGCCAGACGTTCCACTTCCATTACGAGTACACCTTTCCAACGTCCGGATTCAACTTCAGATAAAAGCTTCTGCATTTCCGGACGCGCGGATATAGACTCTCCGGAAACGACTTCACGGTAGATCCCGCCAATGGATAAGTTCATTCGTTTGGCAAGATCAAGTAAGATCTGCTCATGCCGTTCCAGGACATCCACGCCCATAGCTTCCAGAGAAGCATCACTTCGGGACTTCCGGAGATAGATAAGATATTCTTCATATTGCATATGTATCACCTTTCCTTAGTATATGTGTGAGGTTGCTTAATTTTGCGTATAAAAATAACACCTACACGGTGCCGGGGAAATGTGATATAATATTCTTGTTCAGGGATTATTATATCGTGCCTCGGCACTGTATAGTATTCGAGAGACCGTTCCTGTTGGTAGCAGGGACGGTTTTTATTATCTTCAACCAATTCGGTGGTTTCGCTGATATGGTTATTTTTCTTTCATTTTCTGACTGATTCTATACTGTTCTGCATCTGGAACATCTATAAACTCTACTGTTTTATCGAAGTTCTTTTTTACAACATTTTTAATTTCATCGAGAGTAACATGGAAGAATTCTCTGCGAGTATTAACCATGTTGAGTTTACGGTCTTCAAAGGCTCTGTGCAGAGCGGCTTCGAGTGCAGGAGCGTTATCAGAAAAAATCATAGCATGCACATCGAAATTAAACGGAACAGATGCATCGCCAAGTTCATCGACACGATCCTGTGGATCAAGACGTCTTGTCATACCTATTTTATAAACATCAGGACCGAATGCTCCAATGTTTGAAATTACATATACATATCCGGCTTTTTGGTTAGCTTCTCTATAATCGATGTCTTTGATAGCTTTATCGATGTCGGTAAGATGCTCTTCAAGCTCTGATTTTTTAGATAAAAGAGTAATATCATCCGGATTTTGCTCTAACTGCTTTAATAAATGTTCATAGGCGGTCTGATAGTGAAGCTGTTCCTTTTCTATTTTTTTTCGCTGAGCTTCTATCTCCTTTTGGAGTTTAGCAGCTTCACGAAGTTCCGCACGAGCAGCCTTTTGAGCTTCTTTTTCTTCCTGTTTTTTCTGCTGATATTCAAAAGCGAGTCTTAATTCTTCTACCTTCAACCTTAAATAACCGGGCATGATAGAAATATCCATAACAGTACCGAGCTTAGAGATTGCTTCAGCCGATTTGTAGATTCTGTTTAAAGAAGCATCAAAATTAGTGTACTTTACTTTGTTGATAAGTTCATCGCATTCTGTATTAAATGCGCGAAGCAGAAGTTTTTGTGTATCATTCACCATTTTTCTGCCCTTGGAAGCGTTACCATTTACTTGCCAGTTGGTATTTCCGGAAACCGCATTCTTATCTTTGATAAGCTTCTTTTGTCTTGAACGTATATCTGCAAGCCGTTCTTTATAATCCAATGCATTAGCAAAAGCATAATGCGGACGATATAGTCCGAAGTCCTGAACAAGAATTTCGTCATCCAAATCGATAATCTGTTGTTCACGTTTTTTGATCTCGGAATCAAGATTTCCAATGTTGTATACACGACGGGAGATGTCGGCTTCGATATTATGAATATCGTTTTCGAGGTTGGTTTTTTGAAGTTTTAAATTATCGATCAGAACATGTAATTTCTGCGCATCCTGCATTTCTGGTGTCAATAAAGACTGCGCATGTTCTAAACTGTTTTGTAATTGTGAGTTTTCCTGTTTTAAAGCTTCGATTTCGTTTTTATATTGTCCGGCTTTGAAAATATCGCCTAGTCCCATAGTTTTCTCACTCCTTTGTATGGTCTTCTAACAGAAAACCGTTGTATTTATTATTAAGCCATTTGGTCGTATGGCTTATTCTATCTTACCGATCGTCAGATTGGGGATAAACATAATGTAATAATTATCTACGGTAGTTCCTATACCGTATTTTTGTCTGTAGCATTCGATACAGTCTGCCAGGAATTCATCGGTGACTTCCAAGTATTCAGCCACTTCGTATTTGTTCTGACATCCGGCTTCGTAGGCTCTGATCAGACCTTGCAATTAGTTATCTATAAGCTTTAATTCTTCGGCAGTAGGAGCACGACCTGCTTTTTTTATCATTCTTTTCAAACGAGATTTTTCTTCCATGCCTTCGTTGCAAGCAGCTTTGCATATAGAAATGGATTTTTCAAAATCACCCTGGCGTTCATAAAGTAAGGCGAGTTTTGGGAAGGCGAGAGTTCCTTCCATAGGAGCTTGACTATATTTCGCGTCTATCGCCCGGATTTCTTTATAGTAAGAAATAGCTGCGAGACAATTATGCTCCACAGTATTAGCTAATCGTCCTGTATAGTTACCTGATTTATATAGATTAGACCATTGCTTTTTTATTGTTTCAATTAATTTATTGTATTCAGAAAAAACAGGTCTAAGTTCAGAATCATATCTTGAAAATTTTTCGATCGGATCTGTTTTGAATTTCCAATGATTGTGTTTTTTTAATTCTTTCCATTCGGAATCAGTACCACCAACGTGAAGATATTCAAGCCAATTTTCGTATTCGGTT